GACATTTACGCCGCCACCCTTTCCGCCGTCACCTACGAAACCACGCCCCGCACAGCCGATCAGGTCATCACCACGTCATCGGCCTACTACGGCCCGCGCATTGACTACGACCCCAACACGCTGGCGGTTAAGGGCCTGCTGATCGAGGAAGCAAGAACAAATGCGCAGCCAAATTCTGGCGCACTCGCCACTGCGCTGACGGCTTCAAATACGGCGCTTGCTGGATCAGCAGGAACCGCCCCTGATGGTAGTAATTCACTTGCTACCATTACAGACACAGCAGCTAACACAACGCACTTCGCGTTTTCGACCGCTCTTAGCGGTGGTGTTTCATCTGGAACAACAACTGCAATATCGGTATTTGTTAAAGCCAACACGCTTAACTATGTGGGCCTAAATCTACAGGGTTCAGCCAACAATTATATAACTGCTATATTTGATCTAACAAACGGAACAATGACGCAAAGTAGCGTCGGCGCATCGTCTGGAACTATCGTTGCAACTGGTGTTCAAAATATCGGCGGTGGTATATACAGAATTTGGATTGCCGGTTCTGTAACTGGCAATTCGACCCCTGTTATATTACTTGCCCCCGCCGCAAGTGGAAACAGCATCACAACGCTAGGGCTTGTATCATACTTAGGGACGCTAAAAGGTGTATATGCTTGGGGCTTACAAGTCGAAACAGGCTCCTTCGCCACCTCCTACATCCCCACAGCCGCAGCCTCCGTTTCCCGCGCTGCTGATGTTGTGCAGTTCACCGGGGCTGCGCTGACGGCGTTGCAGGGGAGTGCATGGTCGGCGGCTGTGCAGTTTGCTGATGTTGCATCCTACGCAGGCAATCCGTCCATTTTTGATACAAGCAGCAATTTGCAAACCGTGTTTATGAACGGCAATAAGGCTGCGTTCTTCCCGACGAGTCTTAACACGGCTAACGGCCTGTCGGTTCTTGCGTCACACCGTATTGCTGCCTCTGCTACCCGCTCTGGCGGTCGAAGCATCGTTTCGGATGGTGGAACGGTAGCCACTGACGCTACCGCAATGACCTCTCCGCCGAACACTTATCTCGGTTCCAACGTCGGGGCTGGTAACTTCTTGAACGGCCACGTAGCCTCATTTGCCATCTACAACCAGCGCCTTCCTGACGCCACGCTGCAGGCAAAGAGCGTGGTGGGGGCGAGCTACTGATGACCGAAATCATCATCAACTATCCCTCAAAGCCTGTGCTGGTCCAACTTGCAACAGCGCTTGGCTATTACGACCCGGTAGGCAAAGCGATCACAACCCAAGGCGCTATCGCAACTGGCGGATCGTACTTCTTCAACAATGTAGGCGTGGTCTACCAGCCAACTGGCAACATGGTTCCTTCCCCAATGGGTGGGCAAATGCCTGAGATGTCCCCTCTGCCGGGCTTCTGGGCTCGCCTTAGGCACAATGGCGACCAAGCTATACTGGACGGCCACATGTCCCCTCAGATCATGGCTCAAGCTGCTGCATTGGGTGTGACGATCTACAAGCGGGCTACCATCAATGACCAGTCTGTATGGACTGCTGATGGCAGGACTTCAGCCCCTGATTACATTGATACTATTGGCTGCATAGCCTAATCCAAATAAAAGATAAGGTCTATTGTCTAAGATTACTCTCAATCGTGTAGCGTCCCTTATAAACGCTCCCACTACCCTAAACGGTATTATCTCTCAGATTGAGAGTGCCTTTGACCGTGTTCTATTCCGTGATGGTTTGACTCCTAATCAGATGTCTGCTGATCTGGATATGAACAACAAGAGGATTTACAACCTTCCTGCCCCTCAGAGCTCCAATGACCCAGTGCGGCTACAGGATGTTGTTCCTTCGGTCAATGGTATTTTGATCTCGGATAACCTCCTAGCTCACCTGATGACCCTTACGGTCGCAGCTACTAACACAATTTCCTACACCCTTCCTGCCAGTGTCACTATTGGTGGTACACCGCCTAACCAGACCCTGACGTTTAACATTCCCCAAGCTAACGGACCCTTCGCTATTGGGTCTGTTGGTACGGGTGTCAACGCTACTGCTAATGGCTACAGCGCTTCTAACCAGGCTCTCTGGCTTGTAGGTAACTATACCAATACGGGTGGAGCTCCTTACGGCCTTGTGTCAATTACAGACACGGGTACAGGCTCTGGGGTGGCCTTTAGACCAGGCTTCTGGGTTGCACATAACATTGGTGCTTCTGCTGGTGAAGGTAGCCGTGTAGCCCTCCAGCCGATCCTTCGAATCGACAACCCTCTTACAGATGTGTCGAATCAAGGTCTTTACTACATTGCAGCATTTCCACAGACTTACGTTACCAAGAACCTCGGTGGTGCTTCCGGTGCAGGTAATTCCCGTGGTGATGTCTACGGTGGTGGTTCTCTTGCTCAGCTTGAGAGTGGTGCAACTTATGTCCACTCCCTGACTGGTCATGAAAACAATATTTCTGCCCAGACCGGTACTAGCCTAGACTACAAGACTATCCAAACAATTATTGCTGTTAATAGTGATGCTGTTGGTGGTAGTCAATTTAACGCTATGACTGCTTACCTCCAAGATTCCTCTTGTACTTACAAGTGGCCTCTTGGTATTTCGTTTGGCAGCCCACTTGGTAAATGGCCCTTCAGTTCTACGTCTACCATTATTGGTACAACTGCCCCTGCCTCAGGTTCACGTGTTGCGGACTGGTTCCTTGACGGAACTAACGTTACTTACACCTCAGGCTTCATGAAGTTTCCTGGTGGTCAGATCGATGCTTCAGGCAATCTGACTGCTAATAAAGTTACTTCTTCGGGTCCTATTGCGACTCCAGTTCCAGTGTCTATTTCTGCATCGACCTACACGGTTGGAGATACTGACACTGATATCATTTTCAACACTTCTGGTACGTGCACAGTTACTCTACCTACTCCCTCGGCTCACCCTGGTCGAGAGCTTTGGATAAAGACAGTTGCTGCCCAGGCCATTAACTCGGCCTCTAGCAATGTTCAACCCCTTGCCGGTGGTGCTCTTGGTACTTCTATTTTGGTTGCTGCTGCTGGTAGGTGGTGCAAACTCAAGTCTGATGGCAATACTGCCTGGATTGTGATGGCTGGTGTTTAATGACTACGGACCATACGGACACCTCCACTAGAGATGACGTAGTGGCTCTTAAGGTTACTACTTCTGATATGCAAGAAGACATTAAAGAGATAAAAGAGAACCAAAAAGTCATTCTAGAATTTGTTGCTGAACAAAAGGCTGGACGTAAGATCGTATGGCTAATCTTCGGGGCAATGGCTGGTCTCGTAGCACTAACCAAAGATGTAGGAACCATCCTTTCAAATTTCTTTCATAGGTAAAAGTGGCAAACCCCAATCGCTCAAAGAAAGACCTAATCCGCGAGCAAGCCGAATCAGATCTAGAAAGTTTCATTCGTCTTATTCATCCTCAGCGTGTGCTAGGTTCTATCCATTCTGAGGTTATCAGCTGGTGGACAAGAGAGAACTCCAAGTCTCACCAGCTCCTGCTTCTGCCCCGAGATCATGGTAAGTCCGCTTTGGTGGCTTATCGAGTAGCTTGGGAAATTACCCGTAACCCCACTATTCGAGTTCTTTATATCTCTTCTACGGCTAATCTAGCTCAGAAGCAGATTAAGTTCATTAAAGATATCCTGACCTCGGACATCTACACCTTTTATTGGCCTGACATGGTTAACCCTATGGAAGGTATGAGAGAGAAATGGACTGAAAGTGAATTCTCTGTTGACCACCCTCTTCGAAAGAAAGAGGCTGTTCGTGATCCTACGGTATTCTCAGCTGGCCTCACAACTACTATTACTGGCCTTCATTGCGACATTGCAGTACTCGATGACGTGGTAGTTTATGAGAATGCCTACACTGTAGAGGGGCGAGAAAAGGTTACAAGCCAGTACTCTCTGCTTTCGTCTATCGAAGGCTCTGATGCCAGAGAATGGGTTGTTGGTACCCGTTACCACCCCAAGGATCTCTACAACGAGCTGGCCTCTATGGCCGTCGATATCTACGATGATGACGGAGAGGTCACCGATACCGAGCCACTCTACGAGGTATTTGAACGCCAGGTAGAGGACATAGGCGACGGTACCGGTCAGTTCCTCTGGCCCAGGCAGCAGCGCTACGATGGTAAATGGTTTGGGTTCGACTACAAGATTCTTGCTAAAAAGCGAGCTCAGTATCTAGACAGAGTTCAGTTCAGGGCACAGTACTACAATGATCCCAATGATACCGAATCTGCTGCTATTTCCCGTGATTTGTTTCAGTACTTCGACCCTAAGCATTTACATCGAATGGATGGTCGTTGGTTCTTTAGGTCAAAGCGACTAAATGTATTTGCAGCTGTCGATTTCGCTTTCTCACTACGTAGGAAGGCTGACTTTACTGCCATTGTCGTGGTGGGAGTTGACAGCGACTACAATTACTATGTACTTGATATAGAGCGCTTCAAGACAGACAAGATCTCAGATTATTTCCAGAAGATCCTTAAGCTTCATCAGAAGTGGGACTTTAGAAAGCTCAGGGCCGAGGTGACGACAGCCCAACAGGTGATCGTCAATGACCTTAAACAGAACTATATACGTCCTCATGGTCTTGCTCTATCGGTTGAAGACTTCAAACCAAACCGACACCAAGGCTCTAAAGAAGAGCGTATTGAAGCCATTCTTCAACCTCGGTACAACAACAGACAAGTCTGGCATTACCGAGGCGGTAACTGCCAAGTCCTTGAAGAAGAGCTAGTCCTGACTAACCCTCCTCACGATGACGTTAAAGACTGCTTGGCTTCTTGTATCGACTCTTGTGTTGCTCCTTCTAACATGACTCAGAGATCTAATGTTCTTAAATTCAATACTAACTCCCGCTTCGGAGGTGTAGCTTAATAATGGTTGGTCGTGTACTAGACCTTACAAAGCTTATCTCTGAAGATACTCTCGGTGTAAAGATTGCCCAGTACTTTATCCAATGGGAAGTCTACCGAGCTGAGAAGCTGAAGTCATGGAAAGAACTGAGCCAGTACATCTACGCTACTGATACGCGTAAGACGACTAACTCGACTCTGCCTTGGAAAAATACCACCACTGTCCCTAAGCTCTGCCAAATCAGAGACAATCTGTACGCTAACTACATGGCGTCCTTGTTTCCTAAGCGCAAGTGGCTTGTGTGGGAAGGTGGCAACAAACAGTCTCTCGACAAACGAGAAGCTATTCTCAACTATATGTCCTGGGTTATTGACCAGGATCAGTTTAAGAAGGAAGTGGCCAAGCTCGTTCTTGACTACATCGACATGGGCAATTGTTTTGTCACTGTCGAGTGGAAGGACGAGACCCAGCTCCTTGAAGACGGAAAGACCAAGGTTGGCTACGTAGGCCCTGTGCCTCGCCGCATCTCGGCCCTTGATACCGTTATGAACCCCACTGGTTCAGACTACACCCAGGCTCCTAAAATCATTCGCTCCCTTGTCACTAAGGGTGAAGTCAAAGAGCTTCTGGAGCGCTTCTCTACTGACGACACACGTGAACAGTACGAAGAGCTGTGGCAGTACATGAAGAACCTTCGTGGCCACGCTGCTAACTTCACCGGAACTCCTGACCAGAACAAGAATGACGCCTACCGTATTGATGGCTTTCAGTCCTATTGGGCCTACCTTCAATCCGATTACTGCGAACTGCTGACGTTCTACGGTGACATCTACGATGACGAGAAGGATGAGTTCCTCCGCAACTACGTAGTCGTTGTCGCTGACCGCCACAAGGTAATCTACAAGGGTCCTAACCCTTCGTTCTTTGGTCATCCTCCGATCTACCACTGCGGCTGGAGACCTCGCCAGGACAACCTGTGGGCTATGGGTCCGCTGGATAACCTGGTTGGTATGCAGTACCGCATTGACCACGTTGAGAACCTCAAGGCTGACGTGTTCGATTTGGTGGCCTTCCCAGTCCTCAAGATCAAGGGATTCGTAGAAGACTTCAACTGGGCACCTATGGAACGCATCTACGTCGGTGACGACGGTGATGTGGAAATGGTTGCTCCTCCCTTCCAGATCCTCCAAGCCAACAGTGAGATCGACATTCTCGAAAAGAGAATGGAAGAAATGGCTGGATCTCCAAAGGAAGCTATGGGCTTCCGTACCCCTGGAGAAAAGACAGCCTACGAAGTCCAAAGGCTAGAAAATGCTGCCTCTCGTATTTTTGCTAATAAGATCTCCCAGTTTGAAGAGCAGATTCTAGAGCCTCTTCTTAACGCCATGCTTGAACTTGCACGGCGTAACATGTCCGAAACGTCTATTCGATTTATCGATGACGAGTACAAGACGGAGCAGTTTAAAACTCTGTCCCCGGATGACATCACTGGTACTGGTCGTATCCGTCCCATTGCAGCAAGACACTTTGCTGAGAAGGCAGAACGAGTCCAGAACATCAACAACTTCTTTAATTCTGCGATTGGGCATGACCCTCAAGTGTCTGTCCACTTCTCTGGTCTTAAGATTGCTAAGGTCTTCGAAGATCTTCTTGAAATCCAGGACTACGAGATTGTTCAGCCCTATATTCGGATCTCCGAGCAGGCTGACTCGCAGCGTATCCTTCAGGCCCACCAGCAACAGGTCGCTATGGAAAATGGCACCCCTGCTGGCATCTCTCCCGACGACTACGACAAAGACATGTTCGGTGAGAAGCCAGGCGATGCTGGGCCTCCAATGATTCCACCGATGGGACCGCCTACTAAGTGAAAGCCCTCCCCGTCGCTTGGATAAAGAACACTTCCAACAAACAGGAAGTGGAAGCCGCTATTAGAAATAGCACCACAGCTCTCTCCCGACTATATGACATCGTAGAAGAGAAAGAGCAAGTAATTAATTCACAGGAGCTTGCTGTCACTGACTTTGACAGTCCTGCTTGGTCTCATAAGACCGCTTACAGACTAGGCCAGAAGGCAGCCCTAAAAGAAATAAAGGACCTCCTGGCTTTTATCAAAGGATAAAGATTGACCAATCTTTTCAATAGTGACCCGAATACCCCTGTTACCCCTGATCCGACTAAGCAGTATTTTGAAGAGCTTGTTGGTGATGGAAAGAAGTTTAAGTCTCCGGAAGACCTTGCCAGAGCTAAACTGGAGTCAGACCGTTTCATCGAACAACTGAAAGGTGAAATGGCAGGACTCCGCCAAGATCTGAGTACACGCCTCACACTAGAGCAGATGATGGACAAGATCGCTGCTACCCCGAAGGCACCAAATCCTGAACCGGTAAATAACCAGTCACCGAGTAATGGAGAAGGTGGAGTTAAGTTGACTACAGAAGAAGACATCGCCCGTATTGTCGAGCAGCGTCTCTCTGAAGCAGAAAAGCTCCGTAATCAGGAAGCAAACTTGAATCAGGTTCGCCAGCTCCTCTCTGAGAAGTATGGTCCTGATTTCGCAACCCATCTCAAACAAGCAGCTACCAACCTTGGTGTTGGGGAGGACTTCTTGAACAACCTGGCTAAGGAACAGCCTAAGGCTTTCTTCCGTCTTGTTGAAGCAGAAGCTCCTAAGCAGCAGTCCCCTGCCGCTTCTGGTCTGTTTACCCCTCCGAAGGGTCAGAACACCCCGGTTAATGGAACCGGCTTCTCTCCCTCTGGTGATCGTAAGCAATCCTACTACGACAGTATTAAGCAGAAAGACCCTGCAACTTATTGGTCCGCTAGTGTTCAGAACCAGCTCCACAAAGACGCTATTCGTTTGGGAGAAGCCTTTTTCGATACTGAATAATTAACAAAGGAAACAAATTTTAAATGGCTGGTTTTAGCTATGGTACTAGCGAACATCTGATTCGCTCCAACCTCTGGTCTTCCCAGATCAAGGAGGTTCTGCTCGATGAACTGTTCGGCACTAAGTATGTCGATATGATCACCGACTTCCCCGATGGTGACACCCTCAACATCCCGTCTATCGGTCAGGCTGAAGTTCTCGATTACGATGAAGGTCAGACGGTCCGTTATACTGCGATGGATACCGGTAACTTCACGTTCACCATCAACAAGTACAAGTCTTCGGCTACGTACATCACGAACAAGATGAAGCAGGACAGCTTCTATATGTCCCGCCTTGTCAGCTCGTTCGTGCCCAAGCAGCACCGCGCTATTGCTAAGGCAATGGAAGTGGACATCATGGCTCTTGGTAATGCGGGCCAGACGGCTTCGGACCTGAATAACATCAACGGTGCAAACCACCGCTGGGTTGCTGCTGGTACGAATAACGTCGTGGTTCCTCAGGACTTCGCAAAGGCTAAGTACGCCTTGCAGAAGGCCAACGTCCCGATGACTAACCTGGTCGCTATCGTTGATCCCTCGGTTGAGTATCAGCTGGCTACCACGACCAACCTTGTGAACCTGGCCAACAACCCTCGTTGGGAAGGCATCGTTCGCGACGGTATGAGCACGGGCATGAAGTTCGTGACGAACGTGTACGGCTTTGACGTGTACGTGTCGCAGAACCTCCCGCGTGGTATCACCGAAACGGTCAACAGCCGCACGGTCTCGACCAATGGTGTGGCCAACTATTTCTTCTCGGCTTCTCAGGATGTGCTCCCGTTCGTGGGTTCGATCCGTCAGCCGCCGAAGGTTGACTCCGAGTACAATAAGGACCTCCAGCGCGAAGAGTACGTTACGACCTGTCGTTATGGCTTCAAGCTGTTCCGTCCTGAGAACCTGGTTACGGTTCTGTCGGATGCGTCTCAGGTCTAATTGATTAATCTAGGAGTTAAAATATAATGGGTTGGTACAACAACGACGGCCTGTACGTCAAGTTTGGTACTGAAGAGGGCGCTGTTGGTGCTGTTGGCGAAGTTCGTACTGCGGGTATTATCCGTGAGACGGTTCTTACGCTCGACCTCACTACGCTGACCTCTTCGGATCAGATCCTCGACTACACGTCCTACCTTCCGAAGGATGCGTTCATTGAGTCCGTGACTATCGAGACACTCGTCTCGGCTACGTCCGGTGGCTCGGCTACGCTGTCGGTTGGTCTCTATAAGTCTGACACGACCACGGCAATCTCTGCCACGGCTCTTGTCGCTGCGGCTACTGTTGCCTCTCTGGGTAACGCTGGTACGCGTGCAATCCTCACGCTGGGTTCGACCTACGCTGGTGCTAAGATTGGCTCTACGCCTGGCTTCCCTGCGCTCATCTCGGCCAA